TTGAAAGTCAACTTAACGAAGCAAAAAGAGCATATAAATTAGCTTATGATGAGGGCAATACTGACGCAATGGCTGATGCATCTGCTTTAATTGCAAAATTAAGTGTAGAAGAAGAAAACGCTAAAAAAGAAAAAGCTAAGTTAGAAAGCGTAAAAGAAGTTGAAGTAGAAGATCCTCAAAAAGCTGTAAATAAAGCAGTAGAAAAAGCCCCACCACCAGATCCAAAGTCTGTAGAATGGGCTTCTAGAAATCCTTGGTTTGGAAAAAAGAAAGGAATGACCTTTACAGCGTACGAATTTCACCGTACACTGACTGAAGAAGAAGGATATGATGCTACATCAGATGAATACTATGCAGAAATCGATAGAAGAATGAGAGAAGAATTTCCAGCAAGTATGTTTGAAGAATCGAATTCAGGAACAACTCGTCCAAACGCCCAGACAGTTGCTCCTGCTACTCGCAATAAAAAAAGTGGGCGAAATACTGTTCGCTTGACTAAAAGTCAAGTGGCTATTGCTAAAAAACTTGGAGTACCACTCGAAGAATATGCAAAACATGTGAAGGAGCCAAATTAATGACTGAAAAACAACAATCACAACAGAACAGATCCTCTCGTGCAAGTGAAACTCGTTCAACTCAAGAACGCAAAAAACTTTGGAGACCAGCATCGTCGCTTGATGCACCACAGCCCCCTGAAGGCTATAAATACAGGTGGATAAGAACAGAAGTAAGAGGCTTTCAAGATCAGAAAAATGTTTCTGCCCGATTAAGAGAAGGATATGAGCCTGTTCGCTCTGATGACCATCCAGATTTTCCTGCACCTACTATTGAAGATGGTAAACACGCAGGAACTATTGGTGTCGGTGGGTTAATGTTGGCAAAAGTGCCTGAGGAAGTTGTAGAAGCAAGAACTGAATATTTTCAGGATCAAACTGAAGATCAGATGACTGCAGTCGATAACGACCTCTTGAAAGAGGAACATCCGTCTATGCCTATAAGCAAAGATAGAGGTTCCAAAGTAACTTTTGGTGGTCCAAGAACGAAAGTTTGAGGATTGATTTTAACTATTAAACTAGGAGCGTAAAATGGCAAATACAAATGTCGCTTTTGGCTTGAGACCAGTTTCTAAACTTGGTCAAAATGTCAACAGTACTGGTAATTCAGGATATACTTTTTACGAAATAGCTTCAGATAATTCTAATAAAATCTATCAAGGTTCTCCAGTAATTCCGTTAAGCACAGGCTTTATTGATAAAGTTGGTGCTGCAGCAGGAGGAACTGTAGGTCTATTAGGCGTTTTTGGTGGCTGTGAATTTGTATCATCAACAACTGGAAAGCCAGTATTTTCTAATGCTTGGTTAGGAAGTGGTGCAGACACTAACTTTCCTGTAAAAGCATATGTCTATGATGATCCTATGCAATTATATTCTATAGCATCAGACGCATCGTTAACAAGTGAGGCTACTCTACGTAGTCACGTTTTTGCGAATGCAAATTTTGCAGATGGTGCAGCAGGATCAGATACTACAGGTATTTCTTCAGCAAAGTTAGCAGTAAGCACTATTGCTACTACTGCAAACTTAAATCTTCGTATTATGGGTTGGCAAGAAGACGCTAACAATGAAGATTTTACTGCAGCAGGAATTCCTGTAATCGTAAGACTTAACAATCACTTCAATTCACCGAATGGTGCGATTGCTGGTGGTACTGTATCAACCCTTGGCGTATAGGAGAGAGTAATGGCTATTTCAAGAGCACAATTAGCAAAAGAGCTAGAACCTGGACTGAACGCCCTCTTTGGTATGGAGTTTAGTCGATATGAAAACGAACATGCAGAAATCTTTGATACTGAAACTTCAGATAGAGCATTTGAAGAAGAGGTAATGTTATCAGGTTTCGGAACTGCACCTACAAAGTCAGAAGGAACAGCAGTAAATTTTGATACTGCAAATGAGTCTTTCACTGCTAGGTACACACACGAAACAGTGGCATTAGCTTTCTCAATAACTGAAGAAGCTATCGAAGACAATCTATATGATCGTCTTGGTGCAAGGTATACAAGAGCCCTTGCAAGATCAATGGCACACACAAAGCAAGTGAAAGCAGCATCCATTTTAAATAATGCGTTTACTGCTGGAGCCTTTGCTGGTGGAGACGGTGTAGCATTATGTGATGCATCTCATCCATTAGTAAGTGGTGGAACATTTGCTAATGAGCCATCAACTGCTGCAGATTTAAATGAAACATCTTTAGAAGATGCTTTAATTTCTATCGCAGGATTTGTAGATGAGAGAGGATTAAAGATTGCCTTAAGAGGTATGAAATTAATCATTCCTTCTCAGTTACAGTTCGTAGCAGAGAGACTTATGCAGTCTGCACAGCGTGTAGCAACTGCAGATAACGATATCAATGCTTTAAGAAATATGGGAATGATCCCACAAGGTTATGTAATTAACCATTTCTTAACAGACACTGATGCGTTTTTTATTAAAACCGATGCTCCAAACGGATTTAAGCATTTCGAAAGAGCACCGATTAAAACTCAAATGGAAGGTGATTTCGACACTGGAAATATGAGATTTAAGGCAAGGGAAAGATATTCTTTTGGATTTTCTGACCCTCGTTGTGTTTTTGGTTCTCCAGGAGCATAAAAAAATTTAAAGGGTGACTAGTCAGTCACCCTTTTTTAATATATACTGAAACAAACCTTGACAACTACATGAGGTAGTTGACAATTGCCAAGACAAGGAGTGTAACATGGCTAATACAACTTTTAATGGTCCAGTCCGTTCGGAAAATGGATTTAAATCAATTATAAAAAATTCTACAACAGGTGGTCTTACTAATGAGATGACTTTATCTACTTATTCTACAAGCATCACTATTGCTACTACAGGACTTTCTCACAAAGAGTCCTCTATCGGAATACCTTCTAATTTTATCCCAATGGGTGTAGCAATAACAGTAACTTCAGCAGCAGCAAATAATGTCAATCTTCAAGATATTGGCACAGATGCAGATACTGATGGATTTGTAGATGGTATATCTATTGCTATAAATGCCACAGGATTCAAGGGATTTTTCCCATGTAACGGTGTTCTAGGAATGTCTGGTGGTGCTACAACTGCAGCAACAGAAACTGCAGATGAAGTAGAGCTTGTAATTTCTGGAAACGCAGGTGCTGGTGGTGTTATAGCATTAAAATTCTTTGGAATTAGTTCTGATTCACCAACAGCATAACAGGAGGTTATCGTGCCAGGAACAAGGTCTGATGTAAAAGCCTTTAATGTTAATCAGGGAGCCTCTGCTGCAGTAATTGGACCAGCGAGATCAAGAATAAGACAAATAGTTATTTTTGCAGATGCCGCAGGTGCAATCACTATTACAAATGGTAATGGTGGCGATACTTTAATAGCACAGAGTTTTCCAACTGGTTTACATACGCTTAATATTCCTGATAATGGAATATTAGCAGAAAATGGGGCATATTTATCTGCATTTAGTGGCAGTAGTAATAAGTTAACAATCTTCTTGTCATAAAGTGTTATGGCAAGAAGAAAAGAAAAGCCAATAAAGACTTCAGTAAAGTCTGGAAATTTTCGTCCTACAAAATCTGGTGCAGGAATGACCAAGAAAGGTGTTGCTGCATACAGACGAGCAAATCCAGGAAGTAAACTTAAAACTGCTGTTACAGGTAAAGTAAAGCGTGGCAGTAAAGCAGCAAAAAGAAGAAAGTCTTTTTGTGCAAGATCTGCTGGTCAAATGAAAAAATTTCCAAAAGCAGCAAAAAATCCAAATAGTCGTTTAAGACAAGCTAGAAGAAGGTGGAAATGTTGAAGAAAAAACCAATACCTAGACCTAAAGAAAAAGATTTAAGCCCTACTCAGTTAAGAACGAAGTATAGAGTAATGATACAAAATAAATTAAATAGTATGGATAAAAAAGATCGGTTATCCTTTTTAACAAAAGAATTAAAAAATTTAGGAACTTTTAAAATAGAAGATTAAGATGACAACAAAAGAATTATTAAAAATTTTAGAAAAACATGAAGCTCAATGTGAAAGTAGATACACAGAAATAAAAGATAAATTAAAATCTTTAGATAATAGATTATGGGGTATTTATGGTGTTATCATAGGTGTAGCTTTTCTTGAGAAGTTTTTATAATGGTAATGGGTAGAGCCCAAATGAGTAAACAGGTGACTAAGTCACCAGGAAAAAGGAAATGGAGTGCTAAAAGGAAGAGGAAAATCAATTGTGCCAGACCTCGTGGGTTTTCTGAAAAAGCACATTGTGCCTCTAAAAAAAGGAGAAGTCGTAAGAGGTGAGCCAATTAAAGTTTGTCATAAGTGTAAAAAACGAGAGTGGATGTGCACTTGTTGGAAGATAATGAAAGGAAAGTATTATGGGTAAAAAAGACGCATGTTATCACAAAGTAAAAGCAAGATATAGAGTTTTTCCATCTGCTTATGCAAGTGGAGCTATTGCAAAATGTAGAAAAGTAGGTGCTGCAAATTATGGCACTGGTGGTAAGAAAAAGTCTACTGTAAAAAAAGCTAGTAACGGTGGTTATATGAAAGCAAAACGACCATCTAAAGTTAAAAATGTAGCTAGAGGTTGTGGTGCTATAATGTCTAATAAGAGAAAGAAAACAAGAAAAGCATAATGGCTGTTCGAAAAACAAAAGCAGGATTAGCACTTAAGCGTTGGTTTAAAGAAGATTGGAAAGATGTTAGGACTGGCAAAAAGTGTGGTAGAAAGAAAGGTGAAAAAAGAGGTACGCCTTATTGTAGACCAAGTAAGCGTATTTCTTCTAAAACACCAAAAACAACAAAAGAGATGACATCTGCAGAAAAAAGAAGTAGAATAAGACAAAAGGTAAAATTAGGACAGCCAAGTAAGGGTAAACCAAGAAACGTAAAAGCACTAAGAAGAAAAAGGAGAAAAGCATGAGTGATCTTAGAGGAATGAAATCTACAAAAAGTTTTAAAGAAAGACAACGAGATAAAAGAATTCAAAAAGAAGTTGAACGATTAGGTGGAAAAAAAGCTCTTCCTAAAGTTAAAACTCTTAAACAAGCTGCACGAGAAGAATTTGATAGAGCTCGTATTACTCAAAAATATGGTGATAAAATGTTAGATCTAGCAGGCTTTCCTCCAGCAAGCACAGACGATAAAATAACAGCATCATTAAAAGGTATGGTAGGGTTGTATAAGAAAAATGTTCCAAAAGAACTAAGAGACCGATTAAAATATGATAAGCCTGAAAAAGTATCAAAGAAAAAAGATGGTGGTCTTGCTAGTGCAATCAATAGAGTAAAAAGACAGCAAGGTGTACAGGGTATGAGTAGAGGTGGCTTATCAGGAGGTAATCCAAGTGGAGCTCCTAAAAGAATGGTTCCAGACCCAGCAATAAGTGTAGTAAATCCAGGAAAAAATGTTGATGTAACACTTATGGCAAAAGGTGGTTATATGGATGAAGAAGTCGAAAAGATGATGATGGGTGGTTACATGGCATATAAGGATGATAAGTAATGGCTACTTCTGGTTCTACAGATTTCGAACTTGCTGTTGATGATTATATCGAAGAAGCATTCGAAAGATGTGGTTTAGAAATAAGAACAGGTTATGATCTTAAAACTGCAAAAAGATCATTAAACCTGTTATTTGCAGATTGGGCGAATCGTGGTTTAAATCGATGGACAATAGTGCAGTCTACAGTTACACTTTCACAAGGAACTGTCGAATATACTTTAGATGCAGATACAATAGATATTCTTTCTGCAGTTATAAGAGAAAATGCTGGTGCAACTAATCAACAAGATACAACTGTAAACCGTATAGGACGTGATACATATTTAAATTTATCAAGTAAATTATCACAATCTAAACCAACTCAGTATTATATTGATAGACAAATTATACCTAAAATAAGAGTGTTTCCTTCTCCTAACACTACTTATACTCTTGTAATTGATAGACTTACTCGTATAGAAGATGCAGATAGTGCTACAAATACTGTAGACGTTCCTTTTCGTTTTTACCCTTGTCTTGCTGCAGGACTAGCCTATTACATTGCTATTAAAAAAGCACCAGATAGAATACAGATATTAAAAAGCATTTATGAAGAAGAATTTGATAGAGCAGCATCAGAAGATAGAGATAGAACAAGTTTGAAAATATTACCTTATGAAAGATATCTTTAATGAGTTATGCAAGAGGAAAATTTGCGTTTTTTATATCAGACCGAAGTGGTATGCGATTTCCTTATAGAGAGAGAATAAAAGAATGGAATGGTTCTATTGTACATAAATCAGAGTATGAAGAAAAACACCCCCAACTTGACCCACACCGTTCAGTAGTCGATGCTGAAGCTTTACGAGATGCAAGACCAGACACTAAAGTTGTTAGTGCAGTAGAAAATTTATTAGGTATAAATTCTTTTATTTCTTCCTCTGGATCTGCTGTTATTACAGTTATAGAACCAAACCACGGAAGAGCAACAAATGATACTGTGCGATTTAGAAAAGTTTTAGGGTTTGATGGTTTTTCAAGTAATATCTTGACACAAGCATCAGGATATGTTATAACCAAAGTTGATGATAATTCTTATACGTTTACAGCAAGTAGTGGCACTGCTACCACAGGAAGTGTAAAAGGGGGTGGAAGTAATTCTACTGCTGGACCTGTAACGCTAGGAGCATAGATGAGTTTTACAAAGGCAACATTAAAAACTGCGATACAAGATTATACAGACAATAATGAAACTGTTTTTGTTAATCACATAGATGATTTTATAAAAGCGTCAGAAGAAAAAATATTTAAATCTGTTGATCTTGATTATTTTAGAAAAAATGTTACAAGTGCAATGACTGGCTCAGATCAATATCTAACAATACCGAGTGATTATTTAGCTTCTTTTTCCTTACAAATAACGACTGCTGGTTCAGAGGGGTATTTATTAAAAAAAGACGTTAGTTTTATTAGAGAATATGTACCTGCTGCTACAACAACTGGAGTACCAAAATATTATGCGAGGTTTGATACAGACAACTTTATCGTAGCCCCTACTCCAAATAGTAATTATGCGATTGAGCTACATTACTATTATAGACCTGCAAGTTTAACTGCTGGTGCAGATAGTGGCACAACTTGGATAAGTACTAACGCACCTTTTGCTTTACTTTATGGTGCATTAGTAGAAGCATATTCTTTTATGAAAGGTGAACAGGATATACTATCAAATTATAATGGGTTATTTACACAATATTTAGATCGTCTGAAAGATCTAGGAGAAGCTAGAGAAAACACAGACGCTTTTAAAACTGGTCTTCCGTCAAGACCACGAACTTAGAGAAGGAGTAGAAAATGGCGACAGCAAATGCAGCAACCAGTTTTTTAGAAAATAGACTTTTAAACTTTCTTTTTAAAGGTAATGCAGCCATAGGTGGTGTAACATTTGGAACACCAGGAGATGGCATTTATGTTGGATTAGCAACAGCAGTATCTAATTTTAATGATTCGACTGGTGAGTCAGCAGCAGGACCAACTATAACAGAGGCTGATTTTAACGGTTATGCAAGAAAACAAGTAACAGCGTCTAATTGGACATTAACGTCTCAAGATGATGACACACAAACAATTAAAAATGCACAAGATATAGATTTTAACGCACATAGTGGTGGAGGTGGTGCTGGAGCAAACGCTGATGTAATTACTCATGTATTTATAGCAACTCATCTAACCAATAGTTTAGATACTTTAGGAGCGAATGGTAATGTGCTATTTATAGGAAAATTAGATGTGGATAAGACTATACAAACTAATGATATATTTAGAATTAATCAAAATAACTTAACTATTGAGCTTAAATAATGGCTCTTATTTTATCAGATAGGATAAAAGTAAGCACAACTACAACTGGGACTAGTACATATACTCTTGGCAGTGCCGCATCTGGTTTTGAAAGTTTTACAGATAATCTAAGTAATAATGATACAACATATTATTGTTGTACCGATGGAACTGATTTCGAGGTAGGGCTAGGTACTTTTATTTCTTCTACCAACAAACTAGCTCGTACATCTATTATATCAAGTTCAAACTCTAATAATGAAGTTAGTTGGAGTTCTGGTACAAGAGATATATTTTGTACATTACCTGGATCTAAAGCTGTTTTCAAAGATGGAAGCGATAACATCAATGGAACTTTTGTTGGAAATATAACTGGTAACGTAACTGGTAATGCAGACACGGCATCTGCTGTTGCGGCTGATAACATTTCAGCAGGTGATGCAGCAATAAACTTAACTACTACTACTGGCAATATTACAATTGATGCACAAGGTAGTGATACAGATATTATTTTTAAGGGTACTGATG